TCTTATCTTCATCAACTCATGACTCAAATGACTGACAACATCATCGACCGCGATCAACTTCAAGAGGCATATATTGAGTCAATTATTGATGGAATGGATCACAAATCCATGTATCAATTTGTATATGATAGTCTGAACAATAATTTGGATGATTATACTGTAGATGAACTTATTACTGAAGTAGAAGATTATTATCCTGAACTTTTGGAGGAAAGTAAAGAGAAATAAACCAGTTGGCGGGCTGTCACAAGCCCGCTTGATTCAGACCCCATTTGGCCCTATATTGGCCACATGAACAAAAC